TGAATTTTTTAACTGGCGGCGTAATTTCAATATTTGAAGTCTCGCCCTGTCGAAGTTCTGCATCGGACTCGGCTTTGAGTTTTTGATCGAGGACTTCTTGGGCCGCTGTTCCATAGTCTTTTGGTACACTTTTTACTCCTAACTTAGTATATAATCCTTGCTCAAAGTACCACTTAATAGCCTGAGTGTCACGGACTGTTTTACCTACTAACGTTGATAAGTCAGTCATAAACTGATCAAATTTTGTTTTCATTTTTACAGTTGGAGTGCCTGTGTTTTCTAAAATTTTTCCATCTTTATCAGTCATGATTTTTCCATCAGTATCTCTCATATACATGTTTCCACCTATCAATCTATTCATACCTCTAATGTTCCACATATCAGTCACGTTGTTATCATCGGTTCCATAGAGATTAGCCATGAACTCACCAATCTTAGGACCAAAAGCTCTGTGTCCTGAGTATATCACATCCATATTCACACCTTTACTACCACCTAAATTACCATATTCTTTTCTAAACTCATTTATCTCTCTGCCTGTCATTGGCGTATGCAAAAATTCTAGAAAAGAATCTAGTCCATTTGCCTGAATATAATTGTTAGCTAGGTTTAATTGTTTAGCTAAATTAGTTCCTCTTTGAGTCCATCCTGCATTAGTGTTAGGATTTTTTAAGGGTATCTGTCCTGTGTCTGCAAATATATCTACTATTTGTAACGCCGCTTTAAAATCAGTTCCTACCTTGACACCTGAGGATGAAATAGCAGTTGTAAAAATAACTAAGTCTTTGAGATTAGGATCTGTTCCAAATTTAGGATTAATTTTCTCAGCAATCTCCATCGCTCTTTTGACACCATCATCATACCAACCCACACCTGTCACCTCTTGGCCTAACTGGTAATTAATCTCTTCCACTCCCTCTTTCAACATTGCTTTATAATCATTATCATTAAAGATATCTCTCTTTGCTCCTTTATCTAAAAATTCTAATATGTCAGGAATTTTAGTTCTGTCTTTTGTAACTAATTTTTTAACGTTAGCTATAAAGTTTGTCCCTGATAATATTTGAAGAGGAGTTGATTTTTCTATGTCCTCTTTCTTGGGAGTAAAGGGAGTCAAGTCCGATGGCTTAATCGGATCAGGGTCCTCGGGCTTTTTACCTTTGTCTTCTTTTTTCTTTACTTCTTTTTTAGACTTGTCTTTTTCTTCTTTAAATTTTGATAATGCAAAAGTGCCGCCAGGCGACGCCGCTAAATTTGAGATAATATTGTATATGTCATCTAAAGATATATTACCGAGAGCATAATCTTTTTGTATTTCTTTTGCTTGTTGAGCTCCCACACTGCCCACGAGCAACGGTCCGATGACCGAGGGATTCATTCTAGCTCCAGTTAATAAAAGCGTCAGTAGAGGATTCATCTTAGTTACCTGTCATCACTTCTTTATCGTCATCGATAATTAATTTTGTGTCTTGAGTAATGCCATGCTTATCGTAGTTCTCTAAAACTTTAATGAGCTCATCTTTACTCATGTTCTCTAAAGGAGTGTCAGCCTGAACTTTGTTATCGTAAAATCCTGCAACCTTACCTCTGTTTACTTCAGCAGCCACGGCCGCCGAATAGTGTTTGTGTTCTCTTGCTTCCTCTCTGATTTGTTTTAGGGAGGCCAAATGAGAGGCAGTGGATACTCCATACATCTGATGCAGATCTTGTTTCATCTCATTAACAGCCTCCACTACGAAAGGATTTAAGTGAGGGTTCATTAAATCAGTTGCAGTTTGACGTGCACGATTTTTTGAATATCCCGCTTTCCGTGCTGCTTCGGCCGCGGAACACTCTCCGAGTAAAACTTTATGAACATACTCATAAACGAATATCATTTGCTTAGGCGTTAGCTTTTGTTTCAGTCTCCTGTCTTCAGGATTAATTTTTTTAATAGTATTCATATTTACGTTTTCCAATTGGTTCTTCAGGTTCATCATCATACAATGAAATGAAATTTCCCTGTCTATATCTTAACAGTGCTAAGGTAGTTGCGTCAACAAGATCATCGTGCTCTCCATAAGGAAAAGAGGCACACTCTTCTTGCACTTCTTCAGCCCAATCCCTGTTTGGTCTCCACACATGCCCTGCCTCAAAGATAGGAGCAACAGAGTTTAATCTGACATGTTTGTCCATTCCACGATTAGGAGAGAAAGCTGTAGCGTACACTCCAAAACGCCTAAGCTCTTGTATCAAGGGTGTGCCTGAAGCCTTGG